TATTGATTATATATAGCATATGCCAACTCTGACAACTGATTTGCATTTAAATTGCTATGAGCTGTTGATACAAATGCAGCAAAAGCTGCCTGTGAATTACTTAAGTCTCCAAATATTCCTGAATACTCAGCAAGCGAAGAAGCAGTCATAGAGTTTCCTCTAGGTTGTGATTGCCAACCAGTGTTTTGAGAGGTATCTGTATTTCTTTCTGCATCTGCTTGCATCAAGTTTAGAGCTACGTTAGCTTGGTTAGCTATAAAATCTAACACCGTTCCTTCTAATTGCCCTATTTGTGACCCTATGCTTTCTTGAACTCCCTGATATTTCATTTTAGTGTCTTGTCCAAGGTTTTCTAATCTTTGCTGTCTGCTTTCTCTAGTTAGTTTTCTTCTTTCAGCTTGCCTACCGCTGAACAATCCCGATGTACTTTCTCCTCCAAACATTTCTAATAAAGAGCTTTGTAAATCTGTTTGAATGTTTTGAGTTCCTTCTCTAAACTGTCTTCCAACATTTCCTAAAAGCTCAGATTCTCTTGCTTTTAAAGCCTCTGATGCTTGATTATATGCTCCTACGTCAAAAGTTCCAAAGTATTCAGAAAACTCTGAACCGTATCCATATTGACTTGCAGGGTCAGTTAAAAATCCCGCTCCCAATCCTTGTCCACCAAGTATACTGCTAATTTGAGAAAAAGGAGATGAATATTGACCTCCATAGGTAGTAGGAGAATAGTAAGAACTACTTCCGCCGCCGCTTCCACTTCCACCACCAGAGCCTCCTCCGGTGTTACCATCATCTCCACCTCCGCCAGAGCCTCCGCCAGGTTTAATAACTTCATCGTCCTGATATCCGAAATTAGATGAAGTAAAACCGCCTGGCTGTCCAAACATTTTAGGATTGTTCTGCATAAAACTACCTTGCATTTGTTTTAATATATCATCATACATTGCCATAATTAAAAATTCCTTCTATCGTTGCCTAAAATTCTATTCATATATTCTGCATCAAAAACACCACCAAATAAATTAACCTTGCCTTCATCGTCGGTGATTAAATCAAAAGGGTCAACAAAAGGAGCTTTCAATGTAAATCCATCTTGACCGCCTACTTGATAGTCATAAGTAGAAGGCTGAGAACCTCCTAAAATATTTGACATATCTAGTAAAGACTCTTCAATCGGCATAGTTTCATCTGATACAGGTCTTTTAAATTCTACTGTTTCGTTATTATTCGTTTGTGTTTTCGCTTCTGTTCCATCTGTTGGAGTTTTTGTTTCAGTTGTTGGAACTCCCGTTCCAAAAGAGTTAATTAAAGATGCTGTATTTATAGCATCTCCTAAAGCGTTGGTAAAATTGCTCATTCTCATCTGGTCAGCTGCGTCGCTTACAAAATTAGTAGATGCAGTTAAATCCATGCTTAAATCTCTTCTTGCTCCTTTTAAAAATTTACCTGGAAGTAGGTCTGTTGAGAATGTAGTTCTATAAGGGTCAACCGATTCTCTCCCTAAGTAAGAACCTACTCCGCCTCCAAGAGCAGAACCTAAAAGCTTTCCTCCTGCAGGTCCTCCTAACGCATATCCTATAGCGGTTCCTATAATATTTCCCATCAAACCTCTTTTACCTCTTTTGTTAGCATTTTTTTGCATCTGTCTTTGAGCCTCTTCTATGTCTTTTCTATATTCAGCTCTGGCTTCTTCTAATTGAAGCCTTTCATCTGTTACATCCATACCTAGATTTGCTCTATCTAAGTTTCTTCCTAATTGTTGCTCAGCTTTTAATCTTCCTATTAATTGTGAAAAACTTGGCATTATAATTTACCCTCCGTTAATTCTAAAAAATGTTCTACAGTGCCAGCGCCTTCTGCTGTATTGTAGTGTTCTTTCCAATACTTTGCTAATCCTTCCTTGCCTTCTTCGATAGGTTCTGGTACGCGCCAGTACTTAATTCTACAATGTAAAATACCAGCAGCAATATTAGTACGAAGAATCCAGTCCCAATCATCAATGTTAGCATCAATAAAATAATAAGGGTCAATCCCAAGAATATCAGCAGATGCTTGAAGCAGTTCAGGACGAGCTGATATAAAGTTTCTGCAATTGTCAACGGCTGTGCTAGGTTCAACTTGCCAAAAACTTCTTGCTGGGCCTTGTTCCAACTGTTGTATATATTTGTATTTGCTTTCAACAAGACCTGTCGCATATACAATATCCAATGCTTCTTTTTTTGCATACTTATCTCCTAATTGAACGCATACATCTTTAATTAATAATTTTATTTGATTGTTATTTACGCTCACATTATCTCCTGTTATAGTTATTGTTGCTATAATAAGCAAAATTTGTATAAACTTCATCTGTACAAAGTACTAAAATATTCTTATTTCTGTCAAGGTTTATCACGGTATTAACATCTTTCCTGCATTAGCTCCAGACGTAATTAATTGTGTGTCTCCACTCTCCAACCCAGAATCTCCTTCTTCAGCTATTTGAAAGAAAGTTTTTTTACCTTTTGAAATTCTAACACCATCTTTAACAAACTTAATTGCATCTTTCTGAGGTTTTTTTACATCAGAGTTTTTAGCAAATGTCCTTAATTCTTTTTGCTCTGCTGGTCCTTTTTGTTGAACAAACTCTAGTTCAAACATTTTACCAAATTCTTTTCTAACAACTTTAAGCCTACCGTTATGATACTGTATAACTTCTTCTCCGTTCTTCATTTCGCTCTTGCCAATAGCTCCACGCTTTACTTGCTTGTTAGTTCCCGCTATTCTTCTTCCCTTAGTCAGTGACATTATCTTTGTCCTTTCGCTCTTAGTATGATAGATAAATCTTGCAACTCAAAGCTAGCGTTAGCAGTTCCGTCTATCTGTATCTGCAAAGACTTTCCATCTCTGTTAGACGATAATAGTATAAACTCTTCTGTCGATAAAGACGAGGAGTCCATAACATTTTCAAGTCCGCTTGTTATAAATTCATCGCTAGGAGATGCTCCGTTTCTTCCTGTTTTAATATTAGCAGTGTTACCATTATTGATATAAGTAGCATATATAGAGTAAAATCTTTTGTCCACAGAAGGTAGTTTAAAATCGACTTCTTTTGTTTTTATATTTATAGTCTGCGCTGCAGGAGTAGGGTCGTATCTTTTAAATGTACCGCTATCTGCCAAACAAACTAGTTCTTCTCCATACACTACAAAGTTAGTAATTTTATCTCCTTCTAAAACGTGAGTATGATTAATATTAACAATAGACTTTGTTTGTATGTCATATAAATATCCTACAGGAGTTGTGTCGTCAGTATTTCCAACAACTAAAATTTGATTCTTTTTAGGAATGTATCCTACAATTGTTGTTGTAGCTTCTATGTTTGCTTGCCAAGTTGTGTCATCTATAGTGCTAGATAGTTTTTGTATTTGCTCTGAATAGCTAAACATTCCGTGCTCATTTACCCAAACTAATCCTAAATCTGACTTACATACCGCTCCAGGAGATTGAACTCCTCTATTTTCTAATTCTGCCTCTACATACCAACCAGCATCAGAACCTGAAGCTATGTTAATAACAAATAGTTTATCTTTTTTATAAACAAATAATTTATCTTTAAACTCTGCTAGTTTAACAATCTCGTCTCCGTCGTTTGTTCCAATATCTAAATAAAAACTTTGTGGAAACAGGTCATACTTTCTTACTGGAGTATATTGTATTCTATCTCCCATAACTTTTGTTCTACCTTCAGAATCTACATAATCTACGTTACCAACAAAAGCTCTTTGATTTGCTACAACTGCAGTTTTATATCCATAAGCTGTGTTACCGTTAAATGATATTTCTTTTTCGTCAGAAGAATATCCATTAATAGTAGCATAAGTATCAAGTCCTGGTTGTTTAATAGCATAGGCTCTATTGTCCGCGTTTACATTTTTAGCATCATTAGTAACATCAAAACCGCTACCATCTACAAGAGGGTCAAAGTCGTCTGCTAAAGATATTCTAGAACCTTGTTCAAAATCTATATCTAATAATAAAGTAAACTCATCATCAGGGTTATTAATATCTCTTAAGTATATTCTCATTCCTTGTATTTCAGCTAGCTTAACATCTCCGTCTCCTATAGAAACACTAATGTTTGGAAACTGTCCATCTGTCAATGTAATAGTTCCGTCTGCTGATATATTGGTCAATCCTGTAGATATCTTAGATTCTTGATTGCCATAATATACATAACTAGCGCCAAAAGTATAAGTACTTGCAGGCCATAATCCATCTGTTCCGCTAGGTAATGTCTGTACTAGAAAGTCAGAACTAGGATTTTCTCCGTCTTCTTCTCCGCTAGCTGCAGCCACACAATCTTTAGCGTCACTGTCTTCAAAATCTGCATTTACAGGTCCAGCAAATCCATCATTAATTAAATCCATTCTTTCTGTAAGAGCTGCATATCCATTTGCACTCCTTACCAATCTTTGTAAAGCTACAGTTTCAGAAGCATTGCCTAATTCAGAATCTGATATTCTTAATCCACCATCTGCGTAATAAAATACTGGCTTGCAATTAGAAACACTGCCTAAGTCAGCACTGTGCCACGCCGCTAAAGCATTTGATGTTGGACCAACATAAACTTCTGCATCTCCATTTACATAAACTAAATGTTCTCCAGTGGTTGTTGTTCCACTAGCTTCTGGAGGACCGTCTACGTTAATTTTAAATAATCCATATCCTGGTTGAAGCTCAGTGTCAACTTCTGAAGAAGCAATTGTTATTGAAGTTGACAAATTCTTGAACTCTCCAAGAGGTCTTATTCTTCCAACAGAGCTTACGTCTACGTTAGTAGCTTCAGCAAGAAAGTTGTCGCCAATATCTCTTGCCGAATCTCTATTGTTTAACCCGCCTTCAAATCTATTTATTGGTACTGAAACTTTAGGCACTTCTTTTCACCTTTTCAAAACTACGCATTCCTCCGAGACCAAGCATCCCAAGTAATACTGTTGTTAACGTTCCCATATCAAATGTTGGCAATACTACTTCATTACCAACACTATATAATATAAAGGTTAGTAAAGGTTGTAATATGTAATGATATGCCATTGCTGAAGCACAAATCCAGCCAGTAAAGGGCCTCCAGCCCGCTACAAACATAGACGTATGTCCAGCTTCTACTTTATTTACTTCCATTTGAGCTTTATTAATTTCTGCAATTAATTCAGCTTTCTCTTGTTTGTCTAAAGTAAACTTGTCTACGTGACCAGCTACTTTATCAATTATGTTTGTTACTAAATCTAGCTTAGGCATTATTTCAAACCTTGCCATTTAACGCAATCGCATCCATTCAAGCATCCGCCGTACTTACATACAGCCCAATGAATAGCTAATCCACATAACATTCCTATCATAAATATTTTCATACTATCTCCTTAATATATTAACCAATTAAATCCAACTTTAGACTCATAACTTTGAACGTCGTACATATTAAAATAACGACCTTCTAAGAATATTCCAAACTTGTTACTTATTTTCCAACCATAAACCAATCCTAGGTCATAGTCCATTCCATTTTCTGCTACTTCATAATTAAATGAATAGTCAGACATACCCTTTGTTACCGGATATGCTGTGCTCCAAAAGTGAAACCAATTCTTAGGTGTATATTTATAATAATCAGTACCTACTGATAAACTTAGTTCGTTTTGGTAACCAAGCTCTTTTGCATACTCTTCATTATACTCTCTAACAATTCTTCCATAAATTTGTTTATAG